AAATGAATAATGAAGATACTATTGCTAGACATTGAGACTACACCAATGCAGGTGTATGCTTGGGGACTTTGGGACCAGAACATCTCAATTGACCAGATTATTAAGACCACAGAGATGATGTGCTTCGGTGCAAGGTGGCTAGGTGAGAAGAAGGTTATCTTCAAGTCTGTTCATCACGATGGCAAGCAGGCCATGCTTGAAGAGCTACACAGGCTTATGAATGAAGCAGACTTGCTAGTAGGATGGAACTCTGCAGCATTTGACCACAAGCACATTAATCGTGAATTCCTAGAGGCTGGAATGGCACCACCATCTCCAGTTAAGGACCTAGATCTAATGAGCATTACAAAGGCTAACTTCCTGTTCCCATCAAACAAGCTTGACTATGTGGCTCAGAAGCTTGGCGTTGGTGCAAAGGTAAAGCACTCTGGATTTAGTCTCTGGATTAAATGTATGGAAGGCGATGACAAGGCTTGGGCTGAAATGAAGAAGTATCAGATTCAAGACGTTAACTTGCTTGTAGACCTGTACGACATTCTCTCTCCGTGGTTTATTACAGCTGGCAGGGCAACCACAAAAGAAAAGCAGGCAATAACTGCACAAGAGCCTTTGCCAGAGAACGACTCCGTGGTATAATATAATGGTGGAAGCGACAAAAGATAAAACGACATTAGACATGGTAAATGGGTTGGCAGAGATTGCTGACTTCATGCAGGACGAGGACCTAACCTCTGCACTGGTTACCATTGCTAAACTAATTATGAAGCCAGACATTCCGCTAAACGTAGCAACTGTTGAGATCGTTAGATTACAGGCTATTGCTGCAAAGATGGCATTCAGGGCAACTTGGATGGTAAATGTCGAAAAGGGAAACAGAGAGAAGAAGAACATCTACTTTACTGCACACGAAGCCATCACTGATTTGGTCTCAGCACTAAAGTATATTGTCAAATAATATTATGGCCAAAAACTTATTGCAACAGGTTATGCTTAAGATGGAAGACAACGCAAAGAAGTCATTCCTAAATACCCAGGAGCTGATCGACAAGATTCAGTATGGGTATATTGCTAAGCGTGGACCTAAGCACCAGCAAAAGAAGACATTTGCACCAAGCACGATTGCGTATTCTCATGGAGAGTGCCCTAGGTACTGGTATCTAGCATTTGAGGGTGCTACCTTCGAAGACAATGCAGATGCATACGGTGGTGCAAACATGACTGCTGGTACTAAATCTCATGAGCGTATTCAGCAGGCTATGGCAGATGCTGGAATCCTTAAGGATGCAGAGTTTAAGGTAACCTGGAATGATCCACCAATCTTTGGATTTGGAGATGTTATTCTTGACTGGGCTGGGGAAGACCTGCTTGGTGAAATTAAGACTATGCCTAACGAGGGGTTTGAGTATCGTAAGGCAAGTGGTAAGGCAAAGACTGGTCACTTAATCCAGTTGCTTATCTATATGAAGATTCTAAACAAGACCAAGGCAGTCTTGATTTATGAAAACAAAAACAATCATGACCTACTGATTATCCCAGTAGAGATTAATGATTACTATGTCAGGTGGGTAAACCAGGCATTTGATTGGATGAAGACAGTTCGCAAAGCTTGGGAAGATAAAAAGCTTCCTGAGAAGAACTATAGGTCCAACTCAAAGATTTGCAAGACATGTCCTCTAAGGGCCACTTGTGACTCCGCTGGTAAGGGAGAGATTAAGATTAGTTCCCTGGAGCCACTAGATGAAAAATTGTCAATGGTGTAATACCCAGTTCTCTACCAAAGTTTCTTATCAGATTTACTGCTCGCCAGAGTGCAGAGAACACGCAACCAAAGAGAAGATCACTGAGCGTTACGCAATGACCCGTAGGCAAAAACGCCACGGTAAAAATAGAATATGTAAGTCATGTAGCACAAGGCTATCAGTGTATAACGATGACCTGCTATGTGATAATTGTTTGGTTAACCCTCAAGATGTTTTGAAAGCACTAAAAGAGATTAAGGGGATTTCGAATGGTAAATCTTTCGAAGCTGATAAATAAACCTAATAGAGTGTGTTCTATAGATGCTAGTACTAACAGTCTTGCATTTGCAATCTTTCATGGAGACAATCTTTACAAGTTTGGCAAGATAAAGTTTGAGGGCATCAATACATACTCTAAGGTAGCAGATAGTGCCAAGAAGTCAGTAGCCTTCTTTGAGATGTATAAGAACGATATAGATGCCATAGTTATTGAGCACACTGTATTTATTAATAGCCCAAAGACCGCTGCAGATCTTGCACTAGTTCAAGGCTCACTCTTGGGGGCAGCAGCACAGAATGGCATTAAGCTGTCTGGATCTATTAACCCAATTACCTGGCAGGGATTTATTGGCAACGGAAAGCTTACAAAAGAAGAGAAGCTTCAGATTAGAAAAGATAATCCTGGCAAGTCTGAGTCCTGGTATAAGAACTTTGAGAGAGAGTTTAGAAAGATTAGGACTATCAATGTGACTAACATCGCTTATGATATTAATAATCAAGACAACGACATAGCAGATGCAATTGGAATTGGTCATTATGCTATCAATAACTGGGGAAAGGTTGACAAGTAATATGGCAGGGGTTAAACTATATCAGTCAGAGGCGTGGCTTAAAAAGAGGTATCACTTTGATAAAAGAACACCAGAGCAGATTGCTGCTGAATGTGGAACAAGCGTAGAAACTATTTATGTTTATCTTGCTAAGTTTGGATTAAGAAAGTCTAAGAGATGAGATATATCAAGCACTTTATTAAAGTTGCTGGCTACTATGCAAACAAGGTTGGGTGCAAGCATAAGGAAACTAATGTTGCATCTTGCCCGTTTACTGGGTATACTTATACAAGCTGTATTAAATGTGCAAAACGAATTAAGATGGAGAAGACTGTTGGCTAGACGTAAAAAGGCAGAGGTAGCAGAGACCTACTTTGAGACTGTCCCATACATGGAGATCAATGGGTTTCCAATTCATGCTGGAGAAGTCATTAAGGTCAACGGTCAGTGGGGGAGCAAGTTTAAGTTTATTGGGATTACTACTAATACTTTGACTGGTGCATCTTGGGTAGACTGCTTTGAGATTATTGGTGGGGTACCATCCGTGTTCCGTTCGTTTAAGCAGGACAAGGTAAAGCGTATTCCAAAGCGAGGAAAGAGGGCCAAGCGTGTCGTTTGAAGACCTAACAGTAGAACACCTTGACCAGGTAAATAAGGTTGTTGAGAAGTATCTAGCTGGTACTCCAGAAACACAGATTTCTAAAGAGCTAGACCTACCACGTCAGAAGGTTGTGGGGTATATCAATGAGTGGCGAGCAATGGCTGCAGACAATGCTGCCATCCGTGCAAGAGCAAAAGAAGCACTAGTAGGTGCAGACACTCACTATAGCAAGCTTATCAACAAAGCCTATGAGGTTATTGACGAGGCAACCACAACTGCTAACCTATCTGCAAAGACTGCAGGCATTAAGCTAGTGATGGACCTGGAGCGTACACGCATTGACATGCTGCAGAAGGCAGGACTGCTTGAGAACAAGGAACTTGCTGAAGAGATGATGCAGATTGAGGAGAGGCAAGAGATCCTTATTGGTATTCTTAAAGATATTGCATCAGAGCACCCAGAGATTCGTGATAAAATTATGAAGCGACTAAGTGCTGCAACAAGGCCTGGCGAAACTATTACGATTGTGAATTAGAATGTTTGATGATTTTTTAGAGGCACTACAAGATAGTCCATTTGCAGAGATGCCAGTGGACGCTAAGACCTTTGTTGAAGGTGTAGAGTATCTTGGGCAGCCTCCGCTATCTGACATTCAGTATGACATCGTAGAGGCAATGAGCCAGATCTACAAGCTAGAAGACGTTATTAGAATTATGGGTACGACTGAGGGTACTAGGTACTACAAGAAGTACACTAAGAACGAAGTTATTCTTCAGTTAGGAAAAGGTAGTGGAAAAGACTTTACATCAACGGTTGCATGTAGCTACATTGTATACAAGCTACTATGTCTTAAGGACCCTGCACGGTATTTTGGTAAGCCTAGTGGTGATGCCATTGATATCATCAACGTTGCAATTAACGCACAGCAGGCGAAAAACGTATTCTTTAAAGGCTTTAAGACAAAGATTGAGAAGTCGCCATGGTTCGCTGGAAAGTTTTATGCCAAAGCTGAGTCCATTGAGTTTGACAAATCTATCACAGTATATTCTGGACACTCGGAAAGAGAGTCACACGAGGGGCTTAACCTTATCTTGGCAGTACTTGATGAGATCTCTGGATTTGCTACTGAGATTGGAACAGGAAATGACCAAGGTAAAACTGCAGACAACATTTACAAAGCGTTCCGAGCTTCCGTTGACTCACGATTCCCAGACCTTGGAAAGGTAGCACTGCTATCCTTCCCACGTTTCCCAGGAGACTTTATCTCACAAAGGTATGATGATGTCATCGCAGAAAAGGATGTTGTTACAAAGACTCACAAGTTTGTTATGAATCCTGACTTGCCAGAAGATGCTGAGGGTAACAGCTTAGAGATTGAGTGGGATGAAGATAATATCATCTCTTACAAGTATCCTGGTATGTTTGCACTTAAGCGTCCTACTTGGGTAGTCAATCCTACTCGTAAGGTAGATGACTTCAAGCTTGCATTTTATACAGACATGGGTGACGCTATGCAGCGTTTTGCCTGTGTGCCTACCTTTACTTCAGATAGATTCTTTAAACAGACAGAGAAGGTTCGTCAGGCTATGAGCCTAAGAAACCCTCTAGACGCTTTTAGGCGATTTGAAGAAACCTTTAAGCCAGACCCAGACAAGATCTATTATGTCCATGCTGACCTTGCACAGAAGCACGACAAGTGTGCCGTAGCCATTGCTCACGTAGAGAAGTGGGTAAACATTCAGGTAATCAAAGACTATGAGCAGATTGCACCAGTAGTTGTTGTAGATGCTGTAGCTTGGTGGGAGCCACGTGCAGAAGGTCCTGTGAACCTATCAGAGGTAAAGCAGTGGATCCAGAACCTACGCAGAATTGGATTTAACATTGGCCTGGTGTCCTTTGACCGTTGGCAATCATTCGATATCCAGAATGAGCTTAAAGCGGTAGGTATGAGAACTGACACAGTGTCTGTAGCAAAGAAGCACTACGAAGATATGGCAATGCTTATCTACGAAGACCGCTTGGTAATGCCTGCAATTGACCTACTGTTTGAAGAACTATCTGAGCTAAAGATTATGAAGGGTAATAGGGTAGACCACCCTAGAAAGCTTTCTAAGGACCTTGCAGACGCTGTTTGTGGTGCAATCTATGGCTCAATTTCACATACGCCAAGGAACACAAACCAAGAGGTAGAGATCCACACATTT